GAAGAATATTTCCAGTTGTGATTGTTCCGGTAGACATGAAGAATTTTATGGCTGTGTGAGCTTCATCTGCCGTGTTATAAAATGAACCAAAGTGTTGCACTTGAGCTTGAGGTGAATGTCCATATAGAAACATAAAGCCCATAACCATAGTTGCGACAGAAGTACCTGCTGGATTTATTAATGTTAATTCAGAATACTTAATACCTTCATCTGTACCAGTACCCGATGCTTCATTCTCGGCTGTTAGCATGATATGAGCAGTTGCTTCCGTTGATTGAGAAGAATTATTGTTAATAATCGTAGTAGCTACTGATAGATAACCACTTGTTCTATATGTTGGTGTTGTAACACCAAGTTGCGCTCTTATGACAGCAGTATCAGCAGATACAAATAATTCTTCTATAACATATCTATAATCATATCCATCAGCCATATTAGTAAATGCTAGTGTAGCTGAAGTAGAGGCTGTTACAGTAGATATATATTCCCATAGACCACCACCAGCAGCAGCTTCAAATGCTGGAGGCGCACCAGCACCAGCAGAAGTCAATACTTGACCATCACTACCAGTTGCTATTGCTACAGGATCTCCTGAAGCATCAAAACTGATAATATTACCGTCAGTACCACCAGCCATTTTAGCTAATGTTATTGCATTGTCAGCTATATGAGCCGTATCTATACTCCCATCAGCATAATGCTCGGAGTCAAGTGCATCATCAGCAATATGAGCATTGTCTATAGATCCGTCTGCATAATGCTCAGAATCAATAGCATCGTCTGCTATATGAGCATTGTCTATTGACCCATCCGCATAATGCTCTGAGTCAATAGCATCATCAGCTATATGTGCATTATCAATACTTCCATCAGTATAATGTTCAGAGTCAATAGCATCATCTGCTATATTAGAACCATCAACAGCATCTGCTCCTATATCTCCAGCTCCTATTATACCAGAACCTCTTCCAGCATTTTTACTAACTATTCCACTCATAGTTTATATTCCTTCTAATTTATAATGTTTGTTCTAAGTAACTAACACAAACATCAATATCTGATGAACTACCAGTAATGATAGATAAATGATCGGCTGCTTCCATTACAAATTTACTTGTATGTTCAAAAGTTGTTTTAGCTGCAAGAGCTTGATCAAAATAGATATAAGTATCTGCTCCCGATCCTCCATCATCAATCAACAATTTAAAGGTTTCTGCTGCATTTCCTGTCTCACATATAGTTACACTTAGAACAGTACAAGTTTTACCTGCTCCAACTGTCAGCAAAGCTTGTACTGAAGACGCATCTCCTCTAAATGTTGCTAATTTTAAAACTTCACTTGCCATAATTCATCTCCGTTAAAATCCCATGACTAAAGCTTTTCCTGTACTTGTAGTATATGAAGTCCACGTTCCATCAATTACAGGGCTGGTTAATGTTTTGTTGGTTAATGTTTGAGTAGCATCAGTACCTACTAATGTTGTACTAGCATCTGGAAAGGTAAAAGTTCTAGTAGTACCAGTTGATATTCCTGAACATTGAAACTGAGCTTCTTTAGTTGTATCTCCATTATCTTGAAGAGTAAAATTATCATCATCAAGAGTTGAAATAGTTGCAGATTCAATAGCATCTATTTGTCCTTGAATCCCTGAAGTTACCCCGTTAAGATAACCAAACTCAGTATTACTTATAGTTCCATCATGGATTTTAGTAGCGGCTATAGCAGCACTTCCATGAACATCAGCATTAACTATAACTCCTGTAGCTATTGCAACTACACCAGCATTACTGATAGTTACATCTCCGGATACTGCTACATTGTCAAAATCAGTTCCATCTGCAACTAAGATATGAGTATCAGTAGCAGCATAAGAGTCATCGAAAATAGCTATCTTAGCTCCTGTTACCGCGTCATCTGCTATTTTAGCTGTAGTTACTTGTCCTGCTGCTATATGAGCTGTATCTATACTGCCATCAGTATAGTGCTCCGAATCTATGGCATCATCAGCAATTTTAGCACTTGTGATAGCATCAGCAGCTATCATGGCAGTCTCTACTGCTCCACTTGCTATTGTTAAAGCTCCAACAGAACTAATGGTAGCATCTCCTGAGAGAGCTACACCAGCATAGTCTGTACCATCAGCTACCAATATAAAACCTGATGTTGCAATAGCAGCATCATCGAGCAACGTAAGCTCATCTAAGGCTTCTTGGGCCATGTAGAATGCTTGTTTACTATCAAGATCTAAGTCAGACTCAGATAAGTTAGAGCCATCTACATAGTCTACTAAGCGTGAACTTTGACTAGAGGTTCTCTTGATTAAAACTACCTGATCTGCCGTAATATCAGCAGGGTCACTTACTGTAATTAAGCTATCGTTATTCCAAGTAAAGACTGCTGTTGTTCCATCTACTGTAACAGCTACATGAGTTCTGCTGATAAATGGAAATGTTACAGCAAACTCTTGTGTATCTCCTGAAGCAACATATCTTACACTTGAATTAGCCATTTATTGTTGTCCTTGTGGTTGTTGTAAATTTGGTAAATTAAATCCTGTAGGTACTTCTTTAGTTACTTTACTATATAAATCATGTCGTTTTAAATCAAATGTACCCTGTAAAAGCCTTTTATGTTTAAATAAAGTAAGTTTAGAAGCTTTATTTTTAAAATTATTTATTAAGTTTTCTAATAAAAGTTTTTGTGTACCTTGAGGTAATTTATTAAAATTCTTTGAAGCAACAACTTTATTTAAAGATTTATTCATATCAGTCCACTTATCAATAAAAAAAGCTTTTTCTTCATTTGTAAGTACTAAGCCATTTAATTTACTAGTACTAGAAGGCTGTTTTATAGTAGATTCAAGTTCTGCCAACTTTTTAACTAAAGGACTTCTACTTGGTTGTAATGCAGGAGAAGGAATAAATAAAGCTGTTCCTACATTTCTTATTGTTTGAAAAGGTTCTCTATCAATTTCATGATTAGTGCCAGGAAATAAAACTTTTTCTCCTCCTAGATTCTTCATAGCAAATCTTTCGCCATAACCAGGAGTTACCTTACGCAGACCTTCTTCAAAAATATTCCCTATTTCTGTTCCAAAATCTTGTAAGTTATTTAAATCTGTCCGTTGAAGTCTAGATAATTTCTCAGGTTCAAATCCTGCTGTAACATTACGTCTAAAACTAGAATAAAAAGACTGAGCTGGATTAAGAAATGATGCAGCTCGTTCTCCAGTTTTTCTAACTTTATAAGACAGGGGCATATCAGAACCAACTACATTTAACATCTCTGAAAATCCTTGTAAGTAATGACGATCTGTAATTAATCTAGCCATACCAACAACACCTGCTTCTAAAACTTCTTTAAACTTTTGAAATATCTCATCTGAAGGATCGCCTTGTTCATACTGTCCATACAGATTCATAGATGCTTTAGCCATAACTACGGCATGAGCTGAAGCTCCCATTATAACTCCTATAGGATCAAATCTATCGTATTTATGCCATGTATTATTCCACCTATAACTGTACCAATGAGAGCCTCCCATATCTGCTTCTAATGTTTTTCTTAAATCAGGATCTCTTGGAGGTCCACCTGTAAAATTTCCTGTTAAAGCTAAACCAAAAGTAGTACCCCATAATACATTAGCCATAGCTACTTTAGCTTCTGCTAATTCTCTAACAGCTTTAGGAGCATCAGGACTTAATTCCGCTTGTAAAGTTTTATTATATTTACGCAACCAAGGAGTACGTTCCCACGCAAAACCAAGTAAGTTAGCAGGTGTTTGGAAAAAAGGAATAAATACTCTAGCTATTCCTGTTTGATCTGAATCTAAAAGTCCTTTAAGTTTAAGACCTAAACCTGGAACTACCTTTTCTTTACCAGAAAGATCATCTATTTCTATATGACTTGCAAGTTTATTTGTATAAGTATTTTTAGCTGCAAAACCTTTTGCTGCATCTACAATATCATCATGAGCCTCAACATTATGTAAAATTTCAGCAAACTTTTTATTTATATCTATTCTATTAGCAACCGTACTATTATCTTTAACGTCATTAAAAGCCTTACGATAAGCTAAAGCTCTAGTTTCTGCTCTATAGTTAATTCCTTTAAAAACTTCATCGGCTGAAAGCAATAGTTTTCCTGGTATATTAACAAGATCACCAAATAAATCTATTGCTTTTCCAAGATTACCACCTAATTGCCAAGTTTCTTTTGAAATAGATCTATCATGAGGTCTAATAAAATCTTGTTTAATATCGGTAGTTGCTTTTAATTCTTTTGCCTGTTTCCATAATCTAGGTATATCTTGAAGAGAACTTAAATAACCCCAACCAAGCTCTGCTGCTTCTCTACTTGTAACTTCTCCACCTCGTTTAATTACTCCTGCATAAGCTCGTTCTAAAGCACTTGTAAACATAGCTGTAGTATTACCAATCATGTTTACTTCAAATGTCTTAATACTTGATAAAAGACCATTAATATATAACTCTAACAATGAATCCCTAGTTCTAGCTCCTAAGCTTTTATTTATTGAATTAAGTCTAGCTTTTATTTGTTTTAAATTAGCTTTATCTATAGCTTCCTGTTCAATCTGTTGTACTTTTAATAAAGATCTTTCTCTAAAAGCTTCTTCTGTTTCTCCTTCTAATTTAGTAATTTTAGTTTTTTTTCTAGAACCACTTTTAAATTTAAACTGAACTTCCATATCATTTACATTTTTACGAGCTGTAAACCAACCAGCTTGTTTTATGGACAATTCAGGATCATTATAAATAATAGAATGTCTTGCTAAAGATCTAAGTTCGTCAAGATTATCAACTTGATCAATAAGTTTTTGATGACTTCTTAATAAATCAGAAGAAGCTTTAGAAAGTTCACCACCAGAAGCTAACATATCATAGCTCAATTTAGTATGACTTAAAGCTTTTTCGTATGTTTCTCGTTTACCACTACTAGCAAACAAAGCAAAAGCATCATCAGCCTTTTTCATTTCGGCTGCTCCAAGTGCTCTAGCTACACCAACATATTTAATTGCTTCTCGAACATTACCAGCTTGTTCTTCAAGTATTCTAGCAGCTTCTTTTTCTGGCATCTCTAAAACTTTTGACATACCAGAAGCAGTATCAAAATCTTCTGTTTTTATTCTACCTTTCAGAAGTTTTTTAATATCCATACGTTTACTTAAGAATTGTAATAAAGGTTTAATATCACTACTACCCTTAAGTTTTAACAAATTCATAGATTCAATAGTATTTAAATCTACGTTTGTTACTTTTTCTCCTCTACTCCATTTTTCAACAATAGTTAAAGCTTCAGCTTGTTTTGTTTCAGTAAGTTTTTCCCAAGGCCGAACATAGTCATCTCTAGTTCTTTCATAGGAATCTTTGGCAGCAGCTTTAACATCTGGAAGATCATCAAATAATTTCATTTGTTCTGGAGAAGCTTGTTCTTTAACCTTCATAACTCCTTCTACATAGGTTTCAGCTTCTATTTGAGCTTTTTCTTCAATATCTTTTAGTGGTACATCCTCTAAAGTTGGTTTTCCTTTAACTTTAGAAATACCATAACCTGCTCCTTTTAAAATACCAGTAACTATAGCTCCTGCTAAAGCTCCAGTAGCTGCTGATTTTAATCTAGAAGTTGTTTCACTATCAGTATCACTTTGAGCAAGAGTTTTTATAGCTGCTCCTGCTGTAGATGATTCAGAAACTGCTCCTGTAACTAATAAAAAGTTAGCTATATTAGGATCTGTAGGATCATAAGAAGCAATATCAGACACAGCTCCTGCTGCTGTTCCAACTAAAAAATCTTTGGCAACTTTAAGTTTTTTACTTTTATCTAAAATTCCTGCTAATCTTGCAGCACCTATAACACCTGCTGATACTGCACCTGCTCCGGCTGCTGTAATAGCAACAGAAGATAAAGCAAATAAAGGAATAAATTGTCCTAAACCACGAGCTAAACTTTGTGCTGTAGTTTTAGGTTCAGGAAGATTCCAAGCATTATCGTCTAACATTCTAGTAAACTGTCCTGCTTCTTCTACTCCTTTAGCTCCACCTATAAGTAAATGTTTGCCAACATTTAACATGCTGCCAAAAATACCTGAATCATCATCATCAGCTATCTTAGCAGTTTCTTTAGTAGCAACAGGAGCATACTCTTCTCTGAAGTTTTCTTTTTGAATATCTGCTATAGCTTCATCAGAAGCTTCATAAATTTCTCTTTCTTTTCTATTAGAAGAAAAATTATTAAAAAGACCTTCAGGTACTATAAGTGAACTTTGTTCTGCCATATTATTTATAATCCTGATTCAGCAAGACCCATAAGAATCACGCTTCTTTTATATATTCCTTTATTAAACTTACCCTCAGCTACTGTAATCCCTTCTTCTTTAGAAAATAATTCATATAAAGCAGTTGGAAAATCTCCCTTAGCTAAAGCTTTAGATGCTGCTGGTAAACCTTTAAATTGTCCTGTTTTTTTGTTAAAAGAACTTCCTTTAATATTATAAAGAGCTAATTTAATGGCTCTTTTTAATTGAGGAGGAAATGTAGTTTTACTTTTAGCTTCTAAAATATTCAACCCTTCATCAAAATCTTTCATTAAGTGGTCAATAACTTTTTTAATTTGTGGCAAAGATAATTTATCACCTTTTTTAAAAGTTTTCTTTAAAACTTTCTTAGCTGTTGAAGCTGTAATGCCGTAAGGACCAGTTAAATTAGGATCTTTTTTAGGAAAATGAAAAGGAGCATCAAATTTATGACCTTCAAGCAATTGTAAATCTTTATAAATATTATCACTTTTAATCAATTTAGAAACTTTAGATTCTATATCTGGAATTAAATTTGAATCTATTTTTTTAAATTTATCATATTCTGTTTTATAAAGACTACCTACAGTTGGTTCAGAAACAACCCGTTCTTTTATTTCATCCTTTAATTCAGAAGTTTTTTCCCAAATAGCATCAAAAAGTTTGGTAACATTTTTAAGAGTTTTACTAGCTGTTTTATTTAAATACTCTACAGTATCACTAAAAATAGGTTTTTCTTTAGGACCTTTACCTTGTTTTAATCTTAGTGCTGCTTCGGGATTCTGTTCTAGTAATTCAGCTTTAGTAGGTTCTTTTTGAACTTTTGATATTGCTTCTTTATATTCTTTAGCAGGATTTTTTCCAGATTTTAATTGATCTAAAAATGCTTGTTCTTTTTTATTTAAAGGAACATCTACTATTAATTTATCTTTAACATCTTGAAGTGTTTCTTCTTTATCAAACAAAGTAGTTAACCTGTTCATAAAAGAAGGAGAATTACCTTTAGTAGTTTCTAAGATTTCTTTTCGTTGTTCAAGATTTTCTTGATATGCTCGAATATGATCAGAATGTGTATTAAATGTTTCAAATGTTAATGGACCAGAAGCAGCAGTTAAAGGATCTTCTTTACGTTCCGTTTCAGATGTATCAGCAGTTAATATGCCATTTACTTTATCTGCTAATAATTTTACTTGTGTTTGAACTGTAGATTGAAAATCTTTAATTTTTTCTGGAGGAACAGTACCTGGACCTTCAGCAGCAGCGTCAGCAAAGCCATTAGTTTCAGCTAAAGTTTCTAAATCTACTACTAATTGATTAATATCATTTAATGCTAATCTAAATTCATTAGGATCTAAACTCGAACCAGCTAATAATTTAATTAATACTTTATCACTTATCTCTGTATCGTCACCAGATAAAATTAAATCATTAATGGCGTTTTTACTGGTAAGATTTGTTTTTATTAAACTAACAAGATTTTTTCTAATAGTAGCCGTACTTTTTAAATAAGCAGCTACATTATCTTTTCTTTGTTTACCTTCTTGATCTAGATAAGAATTTAAAGAGGGTTGAGCATCTTCAGATAAATTACCAAGAATATAATAATCTTGTAAAGTTGCTTTATCTTTAACCTGACCAGATAGAATTAAATCTCTAATTTCATTATAAACTGGTGAATTTTTTTGTTCCTTAATAATAATTTTATTATATTTCTTTAGACTGTCAACAACAGTATTAACTTGACCTGCATTCATACCAGCATTTTCTAATTCTTGTGCTATACTTCTAAAATCATCTGTAGGATTCTGTTTATAATCATCAAAAACTTTTAATTTAGCTGTTGAAATACGTTCTTTATCAGCAGCTTGTTGATTATTCTCAAGATTATCAAAATATGCTTTTTGATTTTCTAAATACTTATTATATATTTTTTGAAATTCTAAAGAATCTTCACCTTTACCAAAATAGAGGTTTGCATAAGTAAAACCTTTATTAAACTGTTTACTTAATAAATTTTGAATGACATCGGCATCCGCTATAATAGATTCATTAACAGTAAGAGCTTTAAAAATTAATAGTTTTTTTTCTGCATCAGGCATGTTAGGAAAAATATTGCCTAAATCCTTACTATTATTATTAATCCATTGTTCTGTAAAAACATCAGTTAATTTAAGGTCTGTCCCTTTATAAACATTAGATTTTTCAACATGACTAACAGCATCATCAATTTGATTTGATAGTGCTTCAATAGATTGAACATATTTATAATCATTTTCTACATTAAGTATATCTTTTTTAACACTTTGTTTAAGTTCGTCAATTTTTGTTTTATACTTCTGTGCGATTTCAGGATATTGAAACGTATATAAAGAGTTTTGTACTAAATTTTCAGAATAAGTATCTATAAAATCCATTTTATCTGCTGTTTGCATACTAAAATTTTTAACAACATTAGAAACTTCTTCACTTTCAGTCCAAGTTTTATATTCTAAAAATTTATTATTTGCTTCGTTTAGTTCGATTATTTTAGCATAAGAATCTTGAGCAATAGGAAGTAAACTTTCCGGCATTACCTCATTTCTTAAAGCTGCGTTTTCTGCTAGTATTATATCTTCTTTAATTCTTCTTCGTTTAGAATGTTCAGCAGCAGAACCTATTGCACTACTAAAACTTTGTAAACCTGAAAGAAGTTGAGTATCTCTAGCAGAAGTATCAGGTAATCCTTGGGTTACTACAGATCTTTGGGTATCTGTAAGTTTTGTTTCTAATGGGTCTAGTCTAAATAATTGATCTGGAGATGGCATTAAGCTGTTGTATCCCTTTTAGCATTGATAGAAGTTTGTATTCCTGTACCAGCTATACTTAAAGCTGTGCCTAACATACTACCACCAGTACTTAAATTAGAAAATGCAGCGTTATTTTGACTGAGAGTACTTAAGGTTACATTTCTATGTCTAATTTCAAAGTCTCTCATTTTAGTTTGAAAATTTAAATCTTTACGAGCTAAAGCATTATATCCATGTCTTGCAATATTCATAACGGTAGCTTGGTAAGAACCTCCTTGTTTACCAAAAGTTCCTCCTGCACTTCCAGCTATAGCAGCATTTTTAGCTTGCTCTCTTCTTATAGCTTTTTTTAACTCAAAATCATCTAATCCAAACTTTTTAAGTTCTAATAAATGTTGAGCGTTTAAATTAAGATGGGAATTAACAGCTAAACTATTATTAATAGATGTTTGTCTATAAGCTTGAACTCGTTGAGCGTGTGCTTTTTGGTCAGCTAAATTCTTTTGATATAAAGAAGTTCCTGCTTTTGTTACAAAATCTAAAAAGTATAACGATGCAAAATCCACTAATCAGCCACCTTACAGAACTCATAAAACTTCACATTATTAACCATACGTTCCCCTATTATCTTAAATCCGCACCACTTGATCCACTTAAGGTGCATCTCATTCCTACTATCTATGATATTCCATAGATGAGGAAATAAAGTATTCATCTTCTCAACTTCAGTTCTACTTTCTTTCAAGAAAGGTATCTTGATTTTCTTTAGTTTATCTGAACCTAACATCCAGACGAGTCCTGTTTTCTTATCAGCAGGAACAACACCATACATACCAACAACCTGACCATAGTTATTTATGATAGACCGACAGACTCTCCCAAATAAGTATCCACTTAATAGAGATTGTTCTGAAGTCTTCCCTAGAGTATTAACTTCGCGTTTATCTTCAAACCTAAGATTAGGAGCTAACTCACATACATCGTGTAGCTGAGTAGCCCTATGAAAAGGCTTCATGTTATCTCCTTGCTACTGTTCTCACCACATAGTTACCTTCCCAATCAGCACCAGTAAAGGCACAAGGAAGGTATGAGTCAGATATGAGTTCCAGTTTTAGATCTCTGGAATCTGCCAAGATAAGCTTTTTAAAGTTACCAGTTTCAAAAGGAATAGTACCAATCTTATTCAAAGGTGATCCTAAGATACGGCCTGTATAGACATGGCTGAATGCATCTCTCCCTGGAGCTGTCACTTGAAGTTTGAAGAATCCGGTATTAAAATAATCTACATTGAACTTACGGATCTTCAGGATACCCCCTGCAAGAGAACTCAGTCTCCCCTGTACTTCACTCTTAATGGTAGGCTCAGTAAACTCATAGAGAAACTGGTATTCCTTACCGATGAAACATGAGCCAGCAGAGTGATCACCAGTAGCCGTGAGTGTAGTGGGAGTTGTTTGAGATACTCCTTGAACTAAATCTCCTTCCTTACCTAAAAAAGAAGGACCAAAGATTACTCTAAAGGTTGACCCAAAGTCATCAGGATAGGGTATAGTCCAAGAAGTAAGATCAGCACCGGAGCTGTAAGATCCTGTAACTTCTGTTAGTCTGTCTACATGAGGCTTAAAGGAAAGCTGAGTGATGCTTTCAGTCAGGTTTACAAGGTTAGCATCTTGTAAATTCATCTTATCTAGGTAAGTACCATCAGGTCTTACAATAATAAAATAAGCTACATTTTCTACAACTCTCAAACCTATTACTTTTTCTTCTGATTTAAATTTCCATTTAGACCATGAACTTAATTTCTTTACCCCTCTTTCAAAGAGCATTTTATACATGAAAACTTCATTTAAATTCTCATCTGATAAAGCAAAGAGAGTATCTTGATGAGGGCTTAAATCAAATAATCTACCTTTGATATAACTAGGAACATGGGAAGTAATATCTTCAGCAGTCTCTTCTTGTAAATCTTCAATCGTACCAAATTCTCGAATGATTGAAAAACCACTGGTATTGGTAGCAAAATAAAGCTTTCTACCATTTAATACAGGTTTAATTAACTTGTCAGTTTCATACTCAGTGATTAAAGCTAACTTGGCATTAGTAGGTGTGAGTCCACCAGCAGCAAACTGAGATAACTTGAACTGAGCAAAGTCACTAAAGAGATAGAGTTCTTCATTGAAAGCTATACCGTGATTCAAGATACTAACCTGATTACTTGGAGAGGCCAAGTCAATCATATCGGTATCTAAAAGATCAGTAGCCGTAGTATTATAGAAATTAAAGAACTCTCCTAATTCAGAGAGTATAATATTTTCTCCTGCTAAGAAACCTAAACGGTTCTTATGGAAGAATATATCATTCAGCTTTTCTGTAACAAAGGTTGGGTCTGGAGCTGTAGTTTCATCTCCAGCAGCTCTGTCTGTCCATGTAATTTGAGATAGAGAGAATACAGTTTCTCCATAATCAGAAGAAAAAGCATCATCCCAAGGATCTTCAGAAGTTCTGATAAACTGAATAGGCATGGTACTAGGATCTAAACTATTAGCTAGTTCCGGTTCTACAGTCTCTACCCATTCACCTACATCTTCATCAGCTTGGTTATTATGTTTAATCCAGTAATCATCAGTCCCTGAACTGGGATCTCCTGTAATTTTAACAATAAATCCATCCTTGGTTCTAGCAGGAAGATCCGTAAAATCTACAACACTATCTTTAATAGCAATACAATTTGCTTCTGGAGCTTGAACATGAAGTGTAAAATCACTACCATCTTTTTTAGTTAAGTGAACATTTGAACTACCAAACTTGGTGATATCAAACGTAGATCCAATAGAAGAAACAAGTTCATCAAAACAATCTGTTATTTGAGTAGCAGCATTAGCACTGGAATTAATAGTAGATCTTAAAGTACCATCTACATAAACTAGAAAATCAGTAGCGTTAGAAGCCTGTTTGAGAAATACAATACCTTCAGGATCTCTCGCGTCTCCTGTCGTTGTTAACTTGGCAGTAGCCGTTGTCTTGTTTAACAGAAAAGTATAGTCAGCTACAGTAAATAATTTAAGATTATCCCTAGCATCAACTGTAGTGATATAAGTTAATACGTCTCCTGTAGCTCCTGAGACGCTCTTAGATGTCCCATCTAAATCCCATACCTCCATTTCAGATCCTGAGAAATCATCGCTGAAATCGGTACTGAATTGGTCTGAGGTGATACTGACAATATATCGTTCATCTTCATCACGATTAATGAAATGTATGTGAGCATCAGTATCAGTTTTATTACTTAACTTAGCAACAAATTCTAAAGGGGGGCGTTTCTTTAATCCTTCTGCTATGGTAACTAGACCATTTTCTTGAGTTTCACATTGAGAAGCTAAACGTAATGAAGGGGGTTGTTGTGAAACCCCATTAATTAAGTTGCTTATTTGTTCTGTTATTAGTGGCATTTACCATGTTTTCCTGTAGAGCTTAGTAGTATTATACATATCTCTTGTACCATACCCGACATTATATCCAGAACGCTCTCCTTCATCATCTAGTAAATCTGCATAGGCTTCTACTTCTTCTTGTCTATTTACTGCTTCTGCTGAAACTTGTCCAATAATTTCTTCTTGGAAAATCCTGGCAGCCTTAGTTGTAATATACTGTCTAGCAGTTTGAGGTATATCTTCAAAATCCAGTAATGTAATTGTAACAGCATCGTTGACAGAGGCAGTCCAAGTAAAGGTATTGTTATCTAAATCATAAAGAAAAGGAGATCCTTCTCTTCCTCTGATTGTAGTCATCTTAGTAGGAGAATAAATAGATAGAACTGTCGTACCAAGTGGAATTCTACTATCAGAATCAAGAGATAATACTACATCCCATTCAGTATTAAAGTGCCAGCCTTTCTGCTGTACTTCTCTATTGATATTAGATAGTAAATTCTTAGCTTGTGTAACATCTACGGTAGTTGCTGTTTCCAGACTTGAAACTGCTGCTTCTCCTACGGCAGCTAAAAGCATATTAACAGCTTCTAGTTCATTGACAGGAACTGTAGTAAAGTGTGACATTTTAAGTTACCAGACTCATGCCCATAACCTGAGCGTTTCTAACGGTTAAATTATCTGTAGTATCTATATTAGCAACAAAGATAGAAACATAATCATTTGTAGCCATAGAAGCATAGCCAAACGTAACAAGATCAACTGAGTTAACTGTAACAGCAGGAGCGATTCCTACTATTTTAGTACCTGTAATCAAAGTACCGTTCTTGTGTAATGCTAATCCAAATTCTTTACTTGTAGCAGAAGTATCAATTTCCAAGGAAGCTGAGGCTAAGAATAGACAGTTGACTGTAGGAGTCCCTGTATATCTTAGTCTGCCATCTGTATTTTCATCAAACTCATTTGCAGTAGGAGCTGTGCTTAAAGTCCAAGTTCCAGCAGTTCCTTCTACATACGTTCCAGCTCCAGCAATTGTAGTGCTACCAGCAGAAGAAATATACATACTGCCTTGTTTTGTTTGACAAGTTTCAATAAAGTCACGCAAGTCCTGAGGAGTAATAGAACCAGCAGCCTGACTGTCTTGAAACAAGTTAGTAACTAAGTCGCTTACGGTTCTACTTGTATCAGTCATTGTATCTCCACAAAATATATAAAAAAATGAGGAGCCTAAGTGTTACCTTAGACCCCTCAAAAGGTTAACTCGAAGTTACGGTAGTACCACTACCAGAACCTTGAATTATGATATGAAATCCACCGTTACAACCTATTGTGCCTGAATAAGCTTTTGCAGCTAATCGTACAATAGCCTTAGCAGGGACAACAAGTGGAATATTTCCAGGAAATGCAAATACTCCAGGTGAATCCGTAGTTACAATTTGTGCTATATCACTATCATGTTCTCCAATATTCATTTCAGCAATGGTTTCCCACTCGTGAGAACCATCATTGGTTGCTAAACCTTGAAGGCCATGTCTTGCCATTTGTAAGGCAAACGTAGCAACTCCAGCAGACGTTCCAGTAGGAGTAGTATTACCCCAAAAACCAAACACATAACCTGTATGTCCAGCAGGAACTTTCCACCAAGCACTAGCCATTTTATATTTGCCCTGATCAATCTGAGCAATATCATTAGCACTAGCATCATTCTGTACTTGGATAATACCAGCAGACTCAAGACCAGTACCAACAGAAGCTATAAATGCTTCATTGATAAAAGTCCAAGTAGTATCACCTTGTTCAACAACAGTAGTACCATTCATAGTGACGGTAGCTTCTTTAATATTAAAAGAAGTATCCAAACCTTTAACTGTTACCGTTTGAGCACCAGTTCCGGCAGGAGAACCATCATCATCAGTTGAAGCAGATATTAATTCAATACCATCTCCAGCAGTACCTAATTGGGTCATCGTTGCATCATCTAAATTTGATACCAATTCGTAAGCAGTACCTACTGAAGCATTATCTCCTGTTACATAGTGTAATGAAGTATTAGTAACAGCATTTGCAGCGACAGGAAGATAACTTCCAACATCAGCAATATCAGCCATAGTTATTCTCCTTTCGCTTAAGAGGTTTTAAGTTCAACACAACACTCAGGACGAATGAAACTATGACCCATAGCGTACTTAGCCACAATCCACCAACCTTGAAGCCTAATGTCGTATTCAGTTTCAACTGCCAAGTTCAACAACTTAACGGTAGCTACTGCTGACTTGTGCATAACTAATGCCTTAGTCGTAGAGAAGTTAGCTTCGTGAGTTGTGACTCCAGTAGAATCACTGATAGTAGTAATAGGAAGATTGTTAGTTTTCACAAGATGAATACCAGCGATCTTCATAACTTCGCCTTCTGCATATACTCCTCTTCCACCCCAATCACGGTTGATCAGGTTGGTAGTTTCTGCCATTAAGTAATACTGGGCAGGACGTACATACATATATCTGTCATTTTCAGGAACATTCTTTTCATCTAGTTCTTCAGCAGCATCAAACAAGCCACCACCCAAAGTAGAACCGGAAGTTCCATAAGAGGCATTAGTAAGTACAGCTCCACCGTTACCACTCGTAACGAGCGTAGAGGAACGTGCGCCTAACACACCTTCTTGAAGTACATTCTTATCCCATTGAGTACCAAGTATAATACCAGCCTCTTTAGCATAAATAGAACGTACATCATAATGATTCATAGCTTCGTCAAGGT